ACAACGTACTCACCTGCCGGTAGATCAGAGAAGTTAGCAATCTCGTAGTTTCTACGGACCACCTTCTCTACCCCATTAACATGGTAGGTATCGCTACTCCAACCCAGATCGTCACGCTCAAGTGTTATATAGCCGTTGTCCTTGTTGATGAAGAAGACTACGTCACCGTCAGGTCCACGTACAAACAAGTCGATGTCTTTGTTGATACTACTCGGCCACTCAATCTCTACGAACATCCTTACGGGTGGTGTCACCTCCCCAGTCTTAGATATGGGGTTAATCATCATAAAGGCGATGACGAAGAGTGACGTAAACCCTACAAGCAAATTGAAAAGAAGATCGACGAAGGCTAGGTTACTACTGTAACGTCTCATCCTTATCCTCCAAGATTACTAGTTGTAGTTTAATCACAATGGAACTGACGAGGCCCACAAGAGACGTCAGGAGGGCAGTGCCCATACCGTTGGCAAGGCTCTCGATCGCCTGCTTCATAGACTCGGTGTCTGACACGTCAATCCCGTCAAAGGTAGAGTAGAGGACCAACAAGAACCCAAACAACGTACCAACCATACCAAGGGACAACACAGAGTCAGCTAAGAACCACTGAAGGTCTGTGCCACGTCTCTGGTTCCGTAGTACCCTGACCCCAATCCAGAGGGATGTGACAACCAAGATCGTAAGGTTCACAAAGGATAGGTAGGTGAAGTCGTTTGCAATGATGAAGTCATAACCACCAAGAGGCACTAGCGCTACATACAAAGACACAAGGAGGATAACCTCAGTTGTCCAGAACTTCCAAAATGTTAGGTCTAGTTTCATCCTGCGTCTCCTCCAAAGAACTCAATGAACCGTTGTGTATCCCAGAGGTGCTCATCAAGCCACACCTGATCGATATCATTACCCTCAAGGTACTCAGTGACGTCGTCTGTCTCACTACGGGCAAAGAACTGCATCAAGTCCTCTGTACTTGTGAAGACTAGGAACTTCTCTGGCGTTGTGAAGATACTGATAAGGATGGGTAGTTCAACCTCAAAGCCATTAGACAGGAAGAACACTGTAGTCCGTACACCAAAGCTCTGGCCCACGATGAGCAAACTAATGTCTGGTATGTTGTCCGTATCCGCCTGCTCGATGTACATATTGTGGAACCCTAGCACCCCTCGTACAATGTACTCCTTAGCCCCCAGGAACCCAATGGCACAAGCACTGAGGCAGGCATAACCCGGTGGGACCACAGCCGTCACGTCGTGGTTGCTAAGTACCTCTGCTATGTTGAAACCCTCTAGGGCGAGGCCACCCCCTGAGACCATCCCAACCGTCTTGATGGCAGGATTGGCCAGTAGGATGTCATCTAACCGTTGTGCAGTGCCTTGAATGATGTCTCCTGTCAACAAGACTACGTCTTCCTCAGGTAAGTTGACCACCCTGAGCTCCTCTGCGTAGAGGGGGGCCGCTAACAGCAAGACCCCCGCTAGAATACTCTTAATCATTTGTGTATCTCCTTTAGTGTCTCGTTAGCCCACTTGAGGTACTGTTCAGCTTTCGCCATGTCCTCCGTGGGGTTTCCTTTATAGAAGGCTCGGTGGTTATACTTCATTACGTTACCTCGGCAGTACGCCACGAAGCCTTCTTTACCTAAAATCTGTTTGATATACTCAATACACTCGATACCGTCTGCATGGTTGTAGTGATAAGGTTTGTCTACGCTATTGAACTCAGTACTCATTTGGCACTCCCCACATTGTCCATCGTCGTCTATTAAGTTGTCACAAACATCACAGTATTCTCCTAAGCTCCATTTAGCCATTAAATCTTCTCCGCATAAAAGACTCGAACCCACTGCTCACAGATACCTGACCGTACAATGTCGTCAAGTGTAAACTCAACGATAGGAATAGGTAGCATGTGTTTCTTAGCTAGGTGAGTAATCTTTGTGAGTCCGTCACCTTCCTTCAGGTCTGTCTGTTGAATGTCCCCGTTAAGTACGATCGTACTTCCTTCACCTACTCGTGTGAGTAGCATCTTCAGTTCGTGTGTAGTGATGTTCTGGGCTTCGTCACAGATGATAAAGGCATTATCAAAACTACGACCCCGCATAAGTGCTAGTGGAGCCATCTCGATATTGCCGTTCTTGATCCCAGTCTCTACCGCACCCTTACCCAGATGCTTTGTGAGGACGTCTAGCACTGGTAGCGCCCAAGGGGCGACCTTCTCACCTAGGTCCCCTGGGAGGATGCCAATGTCTTTACCTACTGAGATCATAGGACGAGTAATAACGATCTTATCAATGTTATTAAGGGTATACTGATCAGCTGCAAGGGTAGTAGTTACGTAGGTCTTACCTGTCCCAGCCGGACCAAACACGATAACCTGAGGTGATTTCCCGATAGCCTCGATCAACTTACCCTGATTCTCAGTCTTAGGTAAGATACCGGAAGTAGGTTTGGAGCGAGCCCCTTTATAGGTTGTCTCACGCTTAGTTCGTGCTTTTGGTTTAGGCTTCTGTTGCATACTGTACTCCTATTAATGAAAAAGGGAAGAGCCTCTCGGTTCCTCCCTTAAGTGTACCACACTTTGTTGTGCCTTGTCAAGGCTATCCTAGTTGTAATACTCGTTTACTAGGTTGTCTAAGTCTTCCTGCGCTTCCTGTGCCCAGCAAAACTCAACGGCTGTCTCTACGTGTTGTAGGATAACCCAGAGTTGCTCCTTGTTCATGTCAGACATACAGTAGCCAGCTATACCACTGATTACGTAGTCAAAGTCACTAGGTTCAAAGAGAGTGTCTTTACTCATTGGGTTATCCTTTTGTTTAGTTATTCACACTGACGTAGGCCAGTAGCTGGGTCGTAGTAGCAAGCACCACCAGCGGCCTCGTCCACGTAGTCACCGTTGTCCTTCTCTTCAGCTACGTCTACAACATCCTCAGAAGAAGATGCGTTGAGGATACCGTATCGCTTACCTGCTGCACGGAAGGTTGTACAACCAGATGCACCACCATCATAGGCAGACATGTAGACGTCCTTGAACTCTTCCCAAGTAACATCTTCTCCTACGTTGCACGTCTTAGAGCAAGCAGAGTCCACATACTGGGATGCCAAGTTAAGGACACGCACGTGAGCCATAACTGGTAGGTCATCAGCCTTGCGACCCTCAACACCGAATACACGGTAGCCGTAGTCCTCTACACGTTCTACCCGTGGTCCATCGTAGGTCTGGATGGTACGGTCGAAGCCGTAGGAGAACACAGGCTCAATACCAGAGGATACGTTGTCAGCAGAAAGGCTGATAGTACCTGTTGGTGCTACACTGAGCAAGTGGCTGTTACGGATACCGTGGCTACGGATCAAATCACGGAGGTCGTCTGGTAGTGTCATGGCGAAGCCACTGTCGAGGAACTCCTCACGGTACAGTGGGAACGGACCCTTCTCAATAGCCAGACTTACAGAGGAACGATAGCAGGTGTCACGGATGATAGCCATGATCTTCTCAAGGGTGTCAAGGAACCGCTCAGAGCCATACTCATGGCCCAGCGCCTCGATAGCGTTAGCTACACCAGTAACACCAAGACCCATACGACGTTTGGACTTAGCCTCCAACTCTTGTGCTGGTAGTGGGTAGATAGCCCGATCGACTACGTTATCCATAGCCCGTACTACAGCAGGGATGTCGTGTTTCAGTTTCTCGTAGTTGAACCTACGAACACCTTCGTCATCAGTCTCGATGTACTTAACTAAGTTGAAACTACCTAGTAGGCAGGCTCCGTTTGGTGGTAGTGGTTGTTCCCCACATGGGTTGGTAGCAGCAATAGTCTCACAGTACCAGAGGTTGTTCTTCTGGTTGATACGATCGATGAACAGGATGCCTGGTTCAGCCCAGTCCCATGTACTACGCAGGATGTCGTCCCACAAAGCACGAGCATTGATTGTATCGTATACACGGCCATCGAATACTAGATCGAATGTACCGTCCTCTTTGACTGCTTCCATGAACTTATCTGTGACACCAACAGACAGGTTGAACTGTGTCAGTGTATCGGAGTTGTTCTTG